AAAGCATTAAGTAATGTCGGGGCGCCGATTATTGAAAAGATTATGGAAAACCGTCCATATCATAGCTTAAAGGAATTCATGAGAAAATGTCCTTTAAATAAAACTGCAATGATTAGTTTAATTAAATCTGGCGCATTTGATAACTTAGAAAGCGCTTGGGCAAAAGAATTTCATGTTGATCCTCGAATAGTAGCCATGACATATTATTTGTCAAAAGCTTGTGATCCGAAATCAAAATTAACATTGCAAAATTTTAATGGCTTGATTGAAAAGGAAATTGTTCCAGACAGTCTTGAACAACAGAAACAAGCATTTATTTTTAATAAATATCTAAAAAAGCATAAAAAGAGTCTTTACTATTTAATGACAAATCAAGATGTGTCAGATGTAGTAACAAGAAAATTGATTGATACAGACGATCTTGAAATTATTCAAGGTATTCCGTGTATCAAACAAAAGACTTGGGATAAAAACTATCAAGTTATTATGGATCTTGCAAGAGATTGGTTAAAGGATAATCAGGCGGCCGCCCTTAAAGAATATAATACGATTTTATTTAAAGAAGCATGGGATAAATATGCATCTGGTAATATTTCATCATGGGAGATGGAAGCATTATGTTTTTATTATCATGATCATGAGCTAAAGACAATTGATAACAATAGATACGGTATCGTTGATTTCAATGAACTCTCTACAGAGCCTATTATTGATAGAACTTTTAAAAGAAATGGAAAACAAATTCCACTATATAAGTTATATAAAATTGCAGGAACAGTAATTAGCAAAAATGATAGTAGACATTCTATTTCATTATTAACGACAACAGGGGTTGTAAATGTTAAATTTACGAAAGAATATTATGCACTTTATGGTCGTCAATTAAGTGAAATTCAGCCAGATGGAACGAAAAAAGTTCGTGAAAAGGGTTGGTTTGTAAGAGGTACTAAATTGTTGATCACAGGATTTAGAAGAGATGATACATTTGTATCAAAAAATTATAAATCCAATGGTGGACATCAGCTATATAAAATTAATGCCGTAAATGGCTCAAGAATGGAGATAACTCACACAAGATATGGACAGTCAGAAGAAAATTAACATTGTAGCATTGATTGGCGAGTCTGGTAGCGGAAAGGATGCGATCCTTAATTGGATCGTATCCAGATGCCCAGAACTAAACAAGATTGTTGGCACTACGACCCGGCCGCCGCGTGATTATGAAATAGATGGAAAAGATTATCATTTCATTGATTTTCTTAATTTTAATTATAAAGAAGCTTATAATAATTTTTTGGATGTAGAAGTATTCAATGATTGGCACTATGGAATTTCAATTGATGATCTTGATCCAGAAAAAATAAATATTGGAGTTGTAAATTTTCAAGCTATCGAACAGCTGTATCGAGACAATAGAGTTCAAGTCTATACAGTATTTATCAATGCAAAAGATAAAACTAGACTTCTGCGGCAGCTTAATCGTGAAATAAATCCAGATTGTAATGAAATTGTAAGACGATTCCTTGCAGACCGAGAAGATTTTAATTATTGCGATTTACATATTGATCTCACTATTGATAATGAAGATACATTTGAAATTGCTTATAATGCGGCGCCCCTTGTTGGCTTCATTTCTAGCCTTGAGGATAATTCGAGCAACATCAGTTAATTTTATTCTTATGAAATTATAATATATTTAGTGATTTAAAAAGGAGAAACATTATGAATATTATTCTTTATTCAACAGACTGCCCTCGTTGCAGAATTCTTAAAAAGAAACTAGATATGGCAGGCCTGGAGTATACAATTAATACTGATGTTGATCAAATGCTCAAGATGGGATTCCAAGAAGCTCCTGTCCTTGGCGTAGATAATGCATTTATGAATTTTACTCAAGCTAATGCTTGGTTGAGGAGTCAGATTTAATGGATATTAATGTAAAACTTTCAAAGAATTTTACAACTCAGTATAATAAATTACAAGCTGAGTTTGGAACCGATATTGCCAGAATTAATGGCTTTGATGACGCGCAGTTAAGCTATACAGATTTCATTCAAAACTTTATTGATCAGTCCACTGTTGCCGATGCCAGCGTAGACGGAAACTCTAATGTTTCTCATAAGGACATTGTAACATTACTGAATGAAATGCCTAAGCCACACAGAAAGCTACTTGCTTTTAATAAAATTTATTATGAAATTCAAAAGAAGTACGGCTTCAAAGCAGCTAATGAATGGCTTAGAATGGAATGGATTGGTAATCTATATATGCATGATGCTGATACTTCAACATTCAAAAGTTACTGCTTTGCATATGACCTAAAAGATCTCGCTGAAAAGGGGCTTTATTTCCTTGGATCAAATTTTAATGCAAGACCACCAAAGCATCTAATTACTTTTGTTGATTTTGTAAAAGAATTTATTTCTTTTGCTTCAAACAGAACAAGCGGCGCAGTAGGTCTTCCAAATCTTATTCCCTACATGTATTATTTTTGGAAAAAGGATATTGACTCTGGATATTGGAAGGGCGATCCAAAAGAATACGCAATACAAAATTTTCAACGTTTTATTTATGCCGTTAATCAGCCTTACGTAAGAGATGGCTCTCAATCTGCATTTACAAATACATCAGTATTCGATAGACCTTATTATGGGGCTCTTTTTGGTGGATCTGAATTTCCAGATGGTACATTCATGATTGATGCAGAAGAAGAAGTTATGGAATTTCAGAAGTGGTATATGGAAGAAATGGCTGCAATCCGTCATGAAAATATGTTTACTTTCCCAGTAAGTACAATTTCGTTGCTTCGTCAAAATGGCAAATTTGTAGATGAAGATTTTGCTAAATGGGCAATCAAACATAACATGGAGTGGTCGGATAGCAATATCTTTGTTGATAGCTCTGTTAATTCTCTTTCTAACTGTTGCCGCCTGAAGAGCGATATTCGTGAACTAGGATACTTTAATTCCATTGGTGGTACAGCTTTAAAAGTCGGTTCAGTTAAAGTCTCTACTATTAATTTAGCTAGACTTGCTCTTGATACCAATAATGAAGAAGAGTATCTTGAAGAGCTAAAACATAGAACTATTGTTGACCTGCGGGCGCTTGATTGTGTACGACATATAATCAAGAGAAATGTAGAAAAAGGGCTTCTTCCTAATTTCACATATGGATTGATTGACTTTGAGCATCTTTATAATACGATCGGCTTTATTGGTATTTATGAAACTATGAAGAAGTTTGGATACACTTATAAAGATGAGTTCGGTAATACTTTTTATAAAGATGAAGCTTATGCTTTCGGTAAAAAGATTTTCGATATAATTCATAAAACCGCAGATGAATTTAAAGCAGCTGATTCTACTGTTGACTACCATATCAACACAGAGCAGATTCCTGGTGAGAGCGCGGCCGCAAAGCTTATGAAGAAAGATAAGTTCTTCTATCCCGATGCAGATATCTATGATTTACCTCTTTATGGAAATCAGTTTATTCCGTTAGGTATTACCACAACTCTTCAAGAAAGAGTAAAAGTACAAGCTGCATTTGATAGCTATTGCAATGGCGGCTCTATTCTTCATGCGAATATTGATGCTCCATTCGATTCATTTGAAAAAGCATGGAAAATGGTTAATTATATTGCAGATCAAGGCGTAACGTATTTTGCTTTTAATACAAAGATTCAAGCTTGTGAGAATAATCACGCTTTTTATGGAACGACATGTCCTGTGTGTGGAAAACCGATCTCTACTGAATACACTAGAATCGTTGGTTTTTACACTCCTATCAGAACTTGGTCAAAAGAAAGAAAATCTGAATATAAAATGAGAAAATGGGAACCAGCAAATAAGACTGCGGAGAAAATATGATCTTAAAAGGAGTTATTTTTGAAGATTTTGTGAATTATCGCAAACCAAGTATGGTTCTTGAATTTCCTATCTGTAAAAATTTTAAATGTGACAAAGAGTGCGGCGAGCGAGTTTGTCAAAATAGCTTACTCGCTCAATCTCCGAACATAGAAATTTACCCGATATCATTAATTAAAAAGTATTTAAATAATCCTATTTCAGAAGCTATCGTTTGTCAAGGCCTAGAACCATTTGATTCCTGGCCAGACCTAATAAATTTTCTATATTGTTTTCGGCAATACTCTCAAGATGATTTTGTAATCTATACTGGCTATACAGAAAAGGAAATTCAAGATAAAATAGATACATTAAAAAATTTCAAAAATGTAATTATTAAGTTTGGTAGATATATTCCTAATCAACCAAAACATTTCGATGAAGTTCTTGGTGTTTCTTTAGCTAGCCCAAATCAATATGCGAAAATATTAAATTGACAGAAAAGGAATTTTTTGATATAATGAAAATTAGAGAAGTGAAAGACAAGGAATATGTAAAACTTGTTCGGTAGAAAATCAAATAGAATGGTGGATACTGTCCTTGTAAATTGATAAAAAATGCAGATACGTTATGTATCTGTAAGCAATTCCGAGAAGCAGATTTAGGGGTTTGCCAATGCGGATTATATGAAAAATTGGAGAAGTGATTATATGGCACAACAAGTCATTGATACAGGCGCGACCCTTTATGATTTAAACAAGCAAATGGTGATCAAGGAGACTCCAATGTCACCTAAAGATATCGCGGCCGCGCAGATAAAAATTGAAAATTGGTTTAATACGGACATTGACTGTTACGCAATGCTTTTATGCAATGACCGCAGAGATTTCACTATTTTTCATTTATATGAAAATCAAAACCCAAATCCTTGTGCTATTGCCGCAGAAGAAGTAATTGGATGCTTAACTGATCGAGGCGATATTATTAGTATTGATCCTACAGAGGATAGAGCTTGGGAGATATGGCTAAAAATAAATGATGAAGTTTATTGCTATTATCTATTTTGTTATGATAAAGCTGTCATTGAATGTTAAGGAGAAAAATTTATGAAACTTGTTATTAAATTGACTCCCTTTGTTCTATAGCAAACTGTATATACTTTAAATGATAAGAATGAAATTATTAATAGCGAAAATTTTTTGATGGAAGATATTAATAAGATTATTCTGGGAAAAGAAAATATTTCAGAAGTAGTATTCTGTGGAAATAAGCATTACTTATCAAAATTTGTCCAAGCCGCAAAAGAAGCTGAAATGAAAAAGTATGGAAATAACACCATTAAATTTACTATACAAGGAGTAGGAAAGAATGTCTAAGTTTTTAATTAGATCAACAGAAGTATATCGCATTGATAGTGAGTCTGAAGCTAATAATTTCATTGATCAACAGAAGAAAAAGTATGAAGTCAGCAAATATTCTAGCGAACTAAAGGAAAGAAAAATTAAGGGAGAAGTTGCTGATTCTTGGTATAGAGTAACTATTGTAAAAACATATAATGATGAAAAAGAGCCTGAAAATGCTTTTATCGAGGAGGATGAATAATGAAAATTAAGCTTTTAACAGATACTGCCACAATGCCGACAAGAGGTAGTGAAAAGGCTGCTGGATGGGATCTTTATGCTGATTTCGCAGATGAGATTTATCTTCCTCCTAATGATGTTCGCATGATTGGCACAGGCGTTGCAGTTGAAATTCCAGAAGGGTATTTTGGGGCATTGTTTGCTCGCAGTGGAATCGCTTCAAAAAGAGGTCTGCGCCCGGCTAACTGTGTAGGCGTAATTGACTCAGATTATCGCGGTGAAATCAAAGTAGCTATCATTAACGACTCAACTTATGTGCAAAAGATTGAACCTCAAGAAAGAATTGCACAGCTTGTTATTCTTCCATACAAGTCGGTTGAACTTGAACAGGTCGATGAATTAGACAAAACAGAGCGTGGTGAAGGCGGATTTGGAAGTACCGGAACTAATTAATTTTTCGAGGAGTGAGAAATCACTCCTCATTTTTTTATGTGATGACTACGAAATTGCATGCCATAGAAACGCTTAATTGTTGATTATTTTATTAGATTTCATTAAAAATGAATAATTCTTCATTTAAAATAAAAAACAGCAAATTTTGCTTAATCTTGACAAGATAAAAATTTTTTAGTATATTAGGGCTAGATTAAGAAAATTTTTAAGGAGTCAAATCATGATTATACTAGCCCTTGATATATCAACGCATTCAACAGGAGCAGCAATTTTTAAAGATCAATAGTTGATCCATCATGAATGTATTGTTGCAGCCTCTGCAAACGCATTTAATAGAATAGATAAAATGTCTTCTCGAATAGAGTAGCTTATTAAATAGTATTCTCCAACTGACGTAGCAGTAGAATCTCCTCTTCCTGCGGACGTAGGCCATAACATAGATACTTATAGAAAATTAACTTGGGCACAAGGTATTATTGGTGATATGCTAAATAAGCATTCTCTTAGATTCAATGTAATGTATATTCCTAGTTAGTGGCGTAAAAAAGTTGAAATTAAAACTGGCCCAGGAAAAATGCGGCCGCGCCTAAAAGCTGACGATATTAAAATGGTTAAATTTTTATATGACCTTGATGTAAATGATGATGAAGCAGATGCTATCCTGATTGGAAGAGCATACGCCAGCTAGCATGAAGATGGTTTTAATTGGGAGTAAAAATAAAGGCGGCGCCTGGTAGTAACACCTAGGCAGCCGCCGCATTTTTATTATGTAAAGAACAAGAAATCCCCTAAACTTCGGTTCTTTCTTTTTCTCTTTTTATCTTCCTATTTCTTTTCGTAATATAATCCATATATAAAAGCAGAAAATTTATCCTTCTTAATTCCTCTGCTACTCTGTTTAAGGATAATGTTAGCACCTTCATTCTCTTCAACGAGGTTCAGCATTTGAGCTTTTAGAGCAGTAGTTAAAACAAAAGGTTTCAAATAAGAATTCCTTTGATCTGTTGTCATAGCCTGACCTTGTTTAGTTGCCATTAATTTGATTTTAGCCTGTTGTTCATCCACTAAAAACTTAACTTTTCCGCTGCCCATTTGAGTCTGCGCATAAGAATAAGCCTCAGTATTAATAGGCGCATTAGCTTTAATCAAAAACATAGCATTTTCTTCAACTCCCGGTCCACGGATCTTTTTATATAACTCTTCGACATCTTCAGAAGTTCCGCCTTCAACGCCAAAGGGTGGCAACACATCGCTTGTCTATGGGTCTACTTGTGATTTTGTCATAAAATCAATTAAACCAACGCCAAGACCATTTGCATCAATAGCAAGTATTCTAGCTTTATATTTATAATATAACCGTTTTAAATTAATTGCTTGTACCTAAAAATCTTCAGCTTCATATGTATATAGGTTAACCAAGCTCTTAACTGGCACTCCTTGCGGCTGTGGCGTAACTTTTATAATTGAAGCCTCTGTTGTACATCCAATACGGCCAACGTCAACTCCGATAATATAGTAAGCTTGCTTATTACTTCTCTTGCTGTATTCATATTCTGGCTGATTAAGGACTCTATACTTATCAAACTTTTCTGCTGAATAAAAAGCATTTTCTGCATCGCCGCTCCAGATACTTCGATACTCACGATCAAAAGAGTCATCATTATACGTACCTTGTAATTTAAGCTGGTCAACAAAGTCTTCGTCAAGAAGGCCTTCTTTTACAGGAGTCTCATAAGTTCCACCCATAATCATACACTGATCTGGTTCAACAATACTTTGAATTAATAGCTAAATCAATTTTTCATAAGCAAAACTATTTTTCCAACCTGCGGTAGTAATATAAATCTGACTCTTATTGACGTTTTCCTCTTTATGGCGAGTTCCATCTGGTAACAATCTATCAACGTTTGTAGTAGGAATAATGACTTCGTTTAAAATATCTCCATCAATGAGAACACATTCCTCCATTAAACCACCAGTTCTACGTTGACCACGAGAGCTTTCTTTTGCTGCCAAGATATCAATCTGAGAACCATTTTTAAAAACATAATGAACATCATCTTTAGTTTTTTTAGACACACCGCGTTCCCAGTTGATTTCATTTTCAAGAGGGGGAATGAGTCTACAAATTTCCTAAATCTTAGCAATAGTGATAGACGCCGCCTGTTCCTTGCCACCAGTAGTAACAAAAAGATGACTATTCGGATATAGGATGCAGCGTAACATCAAAACCATCATAGATAAGAAAGACTTGGAATATGCACGGGGAAAAGTTGCATAGACATATCTATGTCTCATAACAGTTCTCAAAAAAATACGTTGATAAAAATAAAAATGAAAATTTTGAGGATTATTATCTTTCAACATAAAGTCTACTAAATAATCTGGATATTGACGATAAAAAGCAATCAGATTCCGCAAATTTGGAAGCTGCTACTTTAATCGTTCCTAAGAAAGACCTTGTTTCTTGGTTCGTGTCTCTTCAAGATCTAATAACTGTTGTAAACTCATGCTTCATTCCCCCTCAACGATGATATTATCCTTTTCTTGTTCTTCATGAATAAAAGCATGATAATCTGCGATGTCATCGTCTGATATTTCTGGCTGATCCAGCCCCTGAGCTTTTGCGGCCTCTCTATCTTTTTTCTGTTGAGCTTGAATTTCCTTATTTTTAATATAATCTTCAATTTCTCTAGCAAGAGAAGGATCGCTATATACCAAAGACTTTAAATAGTTCTGTTGATCTGTAATAATAGTATCTACCACATCTTTTGCCGCAGTAATTTTCATTTCTGGAATTTGACCACCATACTTTTCACAGTAAGCTACCATTTCTCCAATAGAATCAACAAAATCTGTCTTTTCATCTTTTTTACGACCAACTGCTGCAAAATTAGCTAGCTTACGCTGATTTCCCAACTCTCTCGATAACTTTGCAAAGCCATCATAATCGCCTTCATCAAGAGCCTGATTAGCTTTAAGATTCAACTTACAGATAAGAATTAGTGAGCTCTTCGTATCAGCATCTTGGATATCAAAAGAATCCATCATATTCTTATAGTCTCGTTCAAGAGTAACCCACTCATTTGGCTTATACACTCTTCCCCACTTCATCGCAAGATAAATCTTATCTTCATCAGTGAGTTCCGCGGCAGGGTCAGGTAAATCCTTCTCATTAATAAACTCCGTTTCATCATAAGCATTGCCCGCCATACTAGCGTTATAAACTTCTTCCGTTGTAGTGGGATTAACTTGCTCATTTTGAACTTCTGTTGGCATCAGAGTCTTATATTCAGCTTCGCTGATCTCACCTGCATCAAATTTTTTTTGAAGTTCTTCTTTAAACTCCTTATCGGCTTCAGTTTCTTCTCTGCGGGCGGCCGCATTTTTTTCGTTTAGATCATGTCTAAGCTTTTCAGTATCCGCCCATCTATAATTTTTAAACTGCTGAAGCTTCATCTTTGATATATATTTACCAAAGATCGCTGTACCGCTCATCTTCTTAGGGCCTTTTTTAGCAAAGTCTTTATCAACAAGAGTTTTCCATTCACCCTCAATATAAGGAACATCCATCTCTTTTAATAACCAAGTATATGTTTCTGGTTTAAAAGGGTCAACGTGCATAGTTAAACATTTCTTGCACATTTTGGTTTTACTACCATCTCGATATGTATAAAATTCACCAGACTTTAGCCATTTGTCCTACTTTTCACAGTAGCATTGATCCATATCATTTGGAATTTGTCCTTGCATATATTATTCTCCTTGCGCTTGTTTTCTAGTAAGCATTCTTTTAGCTTTTGTCTTAGCGTTGCGACAGTCTTTACAAATACTATAAAAACCATCTTTACTTGTATTGTTTTTAGAAAAAAACATATTGTGAGCAAGCTTAATTTGTCCACAGCGAGAGCATTTTTTCCATTGCCCTTTTTCTTCAAAAGTATAATGCCAAATTAGCCAATCTTTCCTTGCCTGCTCTGCAATCATTTTAGGAATCTTATTGCGCCAAAGAGAAGAAATATATTCAACAGAATGTCTAACCCCATAGTCTCGTTCAAGTAAAGACTGAATTTCTTCATTGGTCTTGCCGTCTATTTTATAAATCAAGAGATCATAGTAAAGAGGGAAATCTTTTTCTAGAGTCTCATCGACTAAATTTTCCAAATCTTGAATCATATAATAGGAATCACTAGAAAATTGTCCCCAGCAGTCTTGTTTTATTCTAGAATAATTACAAAGAACAGCTGAAACATGATCTGGATTCAATAGCGAAAAGTTACCTTCGATCTTTAAGCTTCCATCTTCATTAACAGAAATTTTTTCCTCAAGAGTAATGCGATTAAAACTTTTTGTTGTGTTTAAACAATGAATAGGAGCTTTAAACGTATTTTTTAAAACATATTGATCCTTGCGCAGCTCAATTAATTGTTTTTTAAGCAAAAACCTTCTTTTTCCAGTTGCCACCTTCTCTTGAGCCTCTATCTGGGCAATAGCATCACGAAGTTGTTTCATGCCTGGAATCGTCTAAATATCTTCTTCCGTAATAGAGATCTTTGGAGTGAAAATAATATTTTTATCATTTGTAATTATATTATAAATACCATCTTCACCGTTCTAAAATTTTTCTACTAAGCCTTCAAAAGAGGTTTCGCGTTTATTTACAGTAACCATACGATTATCTGTAATAATATTCTTTTTTTTACGTTCTTCTTTATCCATAGCAAAAACAAGATAATCTGACAATAGCTACAGATACTTAGGCGTTAATCTCTACGGAGGAGTCTGCTCTATAATCTTTTTTACTAATTCATTGCGGGCGCCGGGGTCTTGCAATGTATAATCTAGCTTTAATTCATTTTTGGTCTTATCCAGTGCATCATTGACCTGGGCCGCCGCATCTTTATCATTCATGTGTCAAGCACTCCTTTTGTTATATATTTTGTTTGGTTCTTTCTGAACCTCTATTTGTATTATATATAAAAATTTTTATTTTGTCAAATTAAGCTGGTCAAAACTTTATAAATTGACAATAACAAAAAAATATCTTATAATTATTATATAAAAGATAAGGAGAATGTTATGAGAAAAAATATTTATAAATATAAACTTGAAGATAGCCATAATCCAAGAGTGACAGGAAAAGTGGTAATGCCGCTCGGCGCAGAGATTTTATCATGTGCAATGGATTATAATGGAGATATTGTTTTTTATGCCCTTGTTGATCCGTGCGAACAAATGAAAGTCTCAATGGATGTCGTTGTTTTTCCGACTGGTGCGAGCCTCTCTGAAGAAACTCAAGAGCAGATTAAAAATATGAAATTTGAAGGTACCTTTGTTGATTGCAATAAAAATTTAGTCTGGCACGTATGGGCGGCGGTCGGTGAGTAATTCGGAGGATCTGAGTATGGAGGATATAACCAAACGGGTTGCCGCACTCTCTGACAAAGAATTATCAAATTTGGGTAAAGCGATTTCAAATGAGCTGCGGAAAAGAGAGAAGGCAAGCGCCGCAGAAAAGATTGAACAGCATGAGGATTATGTTGGAAAGTGCTATAAAAAAAGAAATCATGACCAATTTGAATATATTAAAATTCTCGACGCAAAATCTGTAAATGAGCATTGGGTAACTGCGGCAATTTTAAGACCTTGGGAAGATATCGTTTTGAAAAGCCCGATAGATGTGCATGGACAAGGAGAAGATGCTGATCTAGGTGGATTCGCTATTGAAGATATTCCACTCTTCTGTCAAAATAGTGCTTTATTGAACGAACTAATAGAAACTACACCAGATGTTTTTAATGCCATGTTTTATCTTTGGAAAAAAGACTTGGTAAAGGAAATTTGCAAATAAGGAGTGACAATATGGTAGGTATTTTATGTGGAGTCTATATTTTGGTACTTTTGTTGTGGAGACAGTGGATGTCTTAAATATTTGTATCGTAATTTGAAATGAAAAAAACATTTGGAGAGAGAATTGTGCAAGTCAAACCATTTTTCGCTTTTCAAGATATTTTCTCCCGAAATAGTACCCCCGTACGCCGCTAGATCAATCAAAATAGCAGGCTTCGAATCAGTACGGTATGCCTGGGCTTTAAAACTCAATTGGACGATTGATAAGAGAGATCAAGACATGACACAAAGTAAAGACTTAACTCAACACAAAGACTTAACTTAACTCAACACAAAGACTTAACTCAATTCAATACAAAGAGTTAAGTCTTTTAATTTATTTAATAAATATAATCAGTGTATGATGTATCTATGCGCTCGGCTCGGCGGCGGCTGCGTCGAGCCGACTTGACGTATCATTAGTAGTGCCGCCAATTTTCCGTTCCGGTAGCACGAACCTAGCTCAGTATACCATGTCCCGAAACCAAAGTCAAGTGGGCAAACTGCACAAACTTCGGGGTTAAATTTTGTGCAATCTGCTAGTTGACATCTGGACAGACTAAGCGTATACTATAGTTACAAGGTAAGGAAAGGAGAACACAACATGAAGAAGACATTCAAAGAAGCCAGCATCGACTATATGATTGACGAGGTCTGCCGCGCTTATGGTCTTGAAGCTCGTGTCACCATTCAGTTCTGCAAGCTGTGTGAGAAGTCTGACAATTACATCTTAATCAAGGCAAAGTACAACAAATTAATTAAAAATAATGATTGACAAATCAATTATGTTATGATAAGATGACATCATCAAAGGAAAGGAAGAGGTACATACTATGTTAGGTCTTACACTTACTGCTCTTGCTACTGCTGCTATGCTGAATGGCGCTACTTGCGCTCCTACAGACATGGGATTCTATACTTTGAACACTGTTGCTGTTGACGTCGATGAAGAAACAGACACAGTTGTATGTGTTGATTTCAATGGCAACAAATGGGGCTTTGAAGGTATCGAAGATTATAATAATGGCGATTACATTACCATGTTGATGTGCGATAATGGAACACCGATAATCTATGATGATGTAATCTGTGCTACTCATTATGATGGATGGCTCTGTGGCAACTTTGGTTACTGTGATGGCTACAGTGTTGTATCTTCTGATTGGGACTAAAAAGTCCCAATCTTTTTTACAAGAAAGGCTTGACAAAAAGGCCGGCTTGGTGTATCCTATAATCAGAAAGAGGAAAGGAGATAACACAAGATGAGAACTTACAAGACATTCGCAATAATAAATGTAGAAAATGACAGCTTAGTAATCTTAGGAAGATGCTCAAAAGAACAGCTAGAAAGAATGTGCGAATAGATGAATGCAACACAAGGCAATCATTTCAGAGTCGAAGAAGTTGAAACTTGGTAAAAAGTCATAGGACAACTGAGAGTCAAGTAAAAGCATTGGCTCTTGTTTTGCGTGGCGCGCTGGCGTCCG